CAAGGGTATATATCGAACGAAACGGCGGGGCGCATATTTTTATTTCTCGCGACCGAGTTGGGGTATGACGGGCTTGACTATGACGAGGAAAAGAAAAAGATCGACGACGACGACGGCGAAATATTCAAAGGGTTGGACGCGACCGACCCCGAACAAGAACCCGCCGACATTGACCCCGACGAAAACGAGGAGTAGGTATGCACACAAATGTTCGACTTGAGGCCGACATTGTCGTCACGCCCCCAGAGGCCATGAAACAAATGCGAGAACTCGCGGGCGTTGCGACAGTGAGCGATTTAATCGAATGAACAACAAGCAAGCAGACAGGGCTATAAACGCCGAACTCAACCGCATCGACCGATTGACCGAACGAGAGGTCAAACGCGCGACCAAGTTGTTGAGAGACGCCCACATGGCAATCAAGCGAAACCTCGACATTGCATGGGAGAGAATCTATGCGAACGGTGTCGGGTCGGGCGTCGGCGAGTATCGCGCCGTTTATCTTCAGCAAATGAAGGGCGATGTCGAGCGCGTCATGGCAGAGTTTCGGCAGAAATACATGGACGAATACCCCGAACTCATCGCGAGCATTGACGAGAGGGCGACGCAGTTGGTGAGAAAACCGCTTGCCCGTCATGGCATACAGGTCAACATGTCGGGGTTGGGCATCGGGACAGTTGAAACATTGTCGAAATTTCACACCGACCAAATTGTCGGCATCGCCGACGAGGCAAAAAAGGCGATCAACACCGAACTCAGCGTGTCGATGTTATCGGGTGCCGATAAAGAAACCCTCAAGGCGAACATATCAAGACATTTGCCCGACGCAAAGGGCGCGGGCACCATCGGACAACGGGCGACGCGAATCATTCGCACAGAGGTCAACCGCGTTCACTCAATCGCGACATACGACCGACTCAAACAGGCCGAAAAGGTGGTGCCCGAACTTAAAAAGTATTGGTTGCCCGCAAAACGAAACACCCGCCCGTCGCATTTAAAGGCGGGCATCGAATATGGTTCAACAAATCCAATACCCATCAACGCGCCGTTTTTCGTTGACGGCAACCCATGCCAACACCCCCGCGACGCCTCATTGCCCGTTGGCGAGGTCGTCAATTGCCAGTGCCGATTGGTGCCAGTATTGCCGACAAATGTGCAATATCGACAGGCCGAACCCGTCGCCGAGGAAAAACCCAAACCCGCAAAACCGAACTTGAATTTGATCGGGCGGGCGTTGGTGAAAGAGGAAAAAGGCGGGGCGTTGTCAAAAGAGTCAATGAAACACATATCAAGCGCGGGTGCGACAGGGCGCGAAATGCCGATTGACGGCGGTGACATCGAAGGACTTGCCGTTCGGTATGTAGAGGTCGCCGACGCCAACAACAAACCCCGAACGTATGCGACCATGCGGTTGCGCGAATCAGGCAACGACAAGATCATGGACATTATCAAGCAATACGACGCCGTCGCAGATATTAACCCAATGGACAACGTCGTCGATATGTTTCAAGGGTTATTAAAGGAAATCGCATACGGGTCGAACAATGGGAAAAGCATGTCTGATTTGCTCGACGAGTTGAGCAAGGTATCGAACCGATTGTTGGGTGAAATAAGCGCGGGGAACATTACGCCCGCAATTGGCACCCATTACAAGTCGATCATCGAAAAAATGACCGAACGGTTTGTCGCGGGTGGCGACTTTGGTCGGCGGTTTGTCACGCGACCAGACGTTCCCCCGCTTGCATCGAGTGGGAACGTGTTTAAAAAGGGCAAGCGTGAATGGGTTGTGACCCGCGAAAAGATGAAGTTGGAAAAAGCCAACCTCGACAGGGCGAAAATGAAATTGACGGGTGAATTTGAGGAACGCGACGGGTATGACAATTTCCAATACCGCCTTGAGGCCAACGACGGCACCCGCCTTGTATATCGCCCTTACCATTCAGACAACCAATACTCGACATGGGGTCAATTGGAAGTGAGCGAGGCGGGCGAGATCGGGCGCAACCGAACCGTTCGTTTAGGTAAGGCGTTGAAAGATTTTGGCATCAAAGGCGAAATCGCCGACGACATGGCAATCGAGATCATGTATATTTCTCGAAACGCGCACTTGATGAAATGGACAGACGAGGCCGAATTTAAAAAGATCGACCGCCTCAAGACCCCGTCGAAAAAACTCGAACGCCTCCGCGACTATATCTCGAAAAAAATGGGCGTCAATTCAGTCGATGAGATTGAGGGGTATGACCCAAAAATCGAATGGCGAGAAACGGCATACAGGGCGGGCGAGGTGACAAGCGAAAAGGGCACAACGGGCAAGATGTATCAAAAGAATTTTGTTGTTGATAAATTCATGCCCGACGCCGACCAATACACCATCGGTCACAAACTCACCTATTCGGGCGGGAACATGGTCGATAAATTGACCGTTCTTTTGAAATCGACAGGGCGCATGGCGTCGGTTGAGTCTCGCGGGCGCATGGGCATCGGTTTCGACGGTGCCTCGGCGAGTGCCGACATGAGAACGGGGGGCGCGAACCAGATATTCATGCGACTTGACCGCAAAGGGTCATACACGCGAGAACTTGAATTTGACGCAAAACGCATGTTGAGCGAGCGTTCTGATTATTACGCGCACGACTCCGACCGATACGGCATGGCGATGCCGAAAAGCCTCGGACGAAAATATGGCGTTGACGGCGGGCGAGACGATTGGTTTGACGACCGAATACCGTTGACAGAGTTTCACAGAACGGACGAAATCATGTTCCGCGACGACATAAGCCTCGCCGATTACCTCGTCAAAATCAACGTCGATTCACCAGAGGAGGTTCAACGCCTCATCGACAATCTCAAAGACATGAACCTCAAAAAACTCGGTGACAAAGACATGCGCGACCTTATACATTACGGCGGGCGAACTTTGCGCGAGTTTGGCGACGCATTCGGCATTGACACAAGTTGGTTTGACGAGTAAAAAGGGGAACGGGCATGGAAGATTTGAGAGAATACCTCGACCGCCTCGGCGGTGCCGACCGATTATGGGAGGTGACAAACGAGAGCATGGGCGAATGGTTGCCAGTGTCGGCATGTTGTTTGTCTCGGGTAGTCGAGGGCACCAAAGATCGGCGCGTTCTGATTTACACCGACTATGGTGTCGGGCGCGGTCACGAATTACGTCTCTCGTCGTTTGTGGCGGGCAAAAACGAATGTTCTGGCATTGAAACGCGGAAAGACGGCAAACGGGGCGTCAAGTGGCGTTTACGTGGCCTTAAACACAAAGACCTCGACGCCGACAAATACTCGTTTCGGTGGTTGTTGAACAATCGCGTCACACAGGCCGAGCAATTGAGGGCATGTCAACAGGAAATCGCCCCCGCATATCGGGCAAGCGTTTTCTATTTTAACGAATACGGGGCCGACGGTGATTGAGAAACGCCCGCGCAAATTGCAAATATTGGGGTTTGAATACACAATCGAATACCATGCCTCATTGTCGGACGTCACACACGACGGGCGCGACATGGCATGGGGCACTTGTGATTATCAGACCGCGACCATTCGCATATTTGACGACGGCGAACGCCCCGACGCCGAGGTTTGGCATACGATTTGGCATGAGGTATGCCATGCGATTTTCTCAATTTGTGGGCGCACGTTCGCGGGCAAAGAAAAACCCGACGAGGAGGTCGTTGTTGACCAAGTTGCGTCGGGTATTGTTTCAGTGATTCGGAATAATCCAAAAGTGTTTGGTTAGGCGGTTGTTTGGCGGGCGGGTGAGTTATGACCAAACAACCATTTCGCGGTATGACCGACCGTTGGGTTCGACGAGGCAATCAATAACCTCAAACATTGGCTCAAATGTCGCGTAACAATGAATGACCTCAACATGGAAGTCGTCACCGACTTGGAAGATAGCGACGAACCGATTGTGTTGTTTGGCGAGTTCGCTCGCTTTAGCGAAGGCGTTTTCTGAGGGTTTGAGTTCGGCGTTGTTCATTTTGAATCTCCTTGTTGAGTGGTTTGTTGTTCGTTGTGTTTGTAATATACGAACACATAAAACCAATGTCAAGGGTTTTTTTGCAAAAAGAGAATATTTTTTTAAGGGAGGTGTTTTTTGAGCAGACAAAAGGTTTTAAACACGCCGTATAAATGGACATGGCACACCCGCGCCCGCGTTTGGATTTTCGGCATGGGCGAGGAGTTGTTGCTCGGCACCAACGACGGTCTTATCAATACGGGCGAGTCGTATCGGGTCGAGCGTTTATTCCCCGCAGGGGAGGAAATACCAAAGGGTGAGAACGACGCCGTTCACAACGTCGCCGTCAATTCGACTGAGTTTTTCATGTGTATGGAAAAGACCGACGAGGACATCGCGAACGACCTCAAGCACATGAGGGCATCGGCAAAATACGCCCTCGCACCAACCCAAACCTTTTGGCTTGAATCGACGGGGTTTGACTCATATCGCGTCGCGTATGCTTGCCGACAACGAACTCAAATGATTGACATTTTGGCCTTGAGGTCACGACTTATAAATCCCGACCGAGGCCGTTTGTTCGTCGCCCTCAGTTCTCATCGGATGAAAAAGAACCGCGAACTCATCGAAAAAGACCTTTAACAAAACGCCAACAGAAAGGCATATTTCATGGCAAAAAACAACAACCGAAACCGTCAGGCACCCAAACCCATCGAAAAACCAGAGGCCAAGCCCGCCGACGACAACAAGATCGAAGTGTCCGACGATGCCCAAATCAGTATTTCGGAAAACGTCGATGAACCCGCCGAGGTGAAAATCGAGGGTGAGATCAAGATTGAGGGCAAGGTTGAGGCCGAGCAAATCAAACCCATCGACTTTATTGCCGAGGCCATGAGGGTTGAGGAGTTGACCGCCGACGGGTTGGCACTCATCGCGCCAAAGGTCATGCGTTTCGACGACCGCGTCACCGTCAATTTATACGGTGCCTATTCTGGCAAACGTATCGTTCATTTTTTCCCGCCCGAATCGGGCAACGAGTGGCGCGTCATTCGCGCAACCGCCGACAAAGAGACAACCCTCAAACTCAGTTGACCCGTTCGCCCTTGACGAACAAAACACCGAATGTTTATATTATGCGCGATATTCAACTCAGGAAATTAGGTTGCCGAAATTGCAACAAAAGCGTCATCACCGAGGGCGTCGTCGGCTCAGTTATCCGACAACAGTGCCCGCGATGTGGTGCCATTATCGTTTTTTGGGTTTGTGAGGGCAATACAATTTCGCGCGTCGAGACATTGACGGCGACGCCCTCGCGCAAATAAACATCATATAAGATTTTTCGACCTCGCATAGAGGCGCACCGACGCCCGCGACAATCGCCAGAAATGGTCTTGTCGCGGGCTTTTTTTGTTTGGGGCATTCCTTATGACAAAACGCAAAAACGGCGATCTCGTTCGGTTTACCGAGTCCGAGAACGGCGAACAGGAAACACCCGACACCGACGAAATCGAAACAACCGAGGAAACCGAAAAAGAAACCGAACCAGAACTCAAAGAGGCCGTGTCAATTCACGACCTTGCTGAAAAAGTCATGGTCGCGTTTCGGTCGGCTCATTCTGATTACTGGAGTGTTTCGGTTTACCCCGACTTTGTGATCTCAAACCGACAAGGCCGAAAATACAAGTTCCCGTTTGAGGAAAAGAACGGCGAATACATTTTCGGCGAGGCGGTCGAAGTTGAGGACGATTTCAAGCCCGTCAAAGAGGCCGTGTCAACCGAGATCGACGAGACAGTCGAGGTTGAGTTCACCGACACGCGAACGATTGAGAGCGAGGTCGGGTCGGTTGATGATATGGGTTGGGTTTGGGATGTGACCGTCATCAAATCAGGTCGCACAAAATCGCGACAGGCCATGAACGGCGTCACGTTTGTTCGTGAATATCCCGCCTCAGTATTGAAAGAGGCAGTCGGCCTTTTCAACGACGTCGAGGTGTTCGCGTTCTCAGAAAAAGAACACACCGACGCGGGCAAAAAAGGCGTTCGCGATGCCGTCGGGTTTTTAGAGTCGGCGAAATACGTCGGCGATGGTATTCGGGCACGACTCACCCTCTACAAAGATGCCGACTGGTTGCGCCGTCGGTGGTTGGGGTTGAAAGAGTCGGGCAAACTCACGCGGGCGGGTCTTTCAATGGATTCGTTAGGCGCGGGAAAGTTCGTTCGCGAGGGCGACGATATAGTGCAAAAAGTGACCAAGATCGGGAAAGTTGATTCCGTCGAGGTCGTCCATAGTCCCGCATCGGGTGGAGGTGTCCTTCGCCTTGTTGCGTCAGAAACCGAGGAGAACATTGTCATGAAGTGGCAAGATTTGTTGAAATTTTTAGAAAGCAACCGCGCCGATTTGTATGCCAAATACAAGGACGCCGACGAGAACGAGGTTGACATTCAGGCCGTATTGACCGAGGCCATGACGCCCGTCGAAGTTGAGGCCAAACCCGAAAAGGCCGAGGCCAAACCCGCCGAAAACAACGACGCCGAATTGCGCGAATCGTTGAACGCGATCAGGGTAGAAACATGCCGTTTGCAGTTGGGTCGTCTCTTGGAAAGTGCCAAGTTGCCCGACGCCTCCGCAAAACGCATCAAAAAGCGTTTTGACGGCATCGTGTTTCAAGAGTCCATGCTCGCCGAAGCAATCAAAGACGAAAAAGATTTGATCGCCGAGTTGACCCCCGCAGTTGCCTCAACATTTGGCAACGTGACCGTCACCAAAGACGAACGCGACCAAACATTCCAAATGGTTGAGGCCATGTTTTGGCAGGGCGCAAGCGACAGCACACACCCCAATTTTCCCGAACACCTCAAAGGCGTTCGCGGGTTCACCTCTTTGCGTCAGGCTTACAAAAAGGTCACGGGCATCGCCGACCCCACAGTTGATGAAATGATGCGCGAAAGTGCATATGCCGTCGCACCTTGGGACAAGGCCGAAAACCCCCGCCTCGTCGAGTCGTGGAACCAAATGCGCGAATCTGTGACAACCTCGCAATGGGGCGAGGTGTTTGGCGACAACCTCCGCAAGCGTATGATGGCAGAATACAATTTGCCCGCCTTGCAAAGTTGGCGCACCATCGTTTCCGACATCGGGAACCCATCTGATTTTCGCACCAACCGTCGTCCAATGGTGGGCGGGTATGGCACATTGTCAACCGTCACCGAAAACGACTCCTATCAAAATTTAACAAGCCCGACCGACCAAGAGGAAACCTATTCGGTTTCCAAAAAGGGCGGGTTGGAAGATTTGACATGGGAAGCAATGAAAAACGACGACCTCGGCATGGTGCGTCGCATTCCCATCAAGTTGGGTCGCGCGTCGGCACAAACCTTGTATCGTGGCGTTTTCGATTTGCTCGAAGATAACACCGCATTGGTTTCCGACTCTACGGCATTGATTCACGCCAACCACAACAACACCACAGGCGGTGTTTTGGCAAGTGGGACGTTGACTACGGGCAAACAAAAAATGCTCGACCAAACCGCCTATGGCGACAGCACCGACGTTTTGGGTATTGTGCCCCGTCACCTTGTCGTTCCGAACGAACTTGAGGAAACCGCATGGCAGTTGACTCAAGGGTGGTCGCGCGGTCAAGGCGAACACGACAGCACAAACCGCAACGCGAACTTTCACGGTTCGTATGGTTTGACCCCTCTTGTCGTTCCTTATTTCTCGAACGCGACATATTATTGGCTTGTTGCCGACCCCTCCCAAATCCCAACCATTGAGGTTGGTTTCTTGGACGGTCGTCAAGACCCCGAAATTTTCGTTCAAGACAACCCCAACGTCGGCACCGCATTTTCAGCCGATAAGATCACTTACAAAGTGCGTCACGTTTGGGGCGTGTCAATTCTCGACTATCGCGGGTTTGCAGGGTATGTAGGTTAGTTTTTAGCGGGTTTCCTCCCTTCCCGCCCCGATGGTGTCCCTTGTTTCGACGAGGGGCACCATCATTTAAAATTCGTTTTATTTTTTGCCTTTTATTTGGAGACATTCGACATGGCCGAAGCCAGTATCAAGCAACCGCTTTATGACATCTCAGGCGAACATGTCGCCGAGGTTGTTATCCCCGCACACGCGACGGGGGCGTCCGAGATTTACCCCATTTTTTACGCCAACGGCGCAGAAACAAAAGTGAAAAGTGTTTTGATTATCCCCTCGGCAGATGTGACGGGCGCAAACACAAACACGACACACATCAACCTATTTGATCGCGATGCCGACGGCAACGGAACGACCGAAATTGGCAACTATGACTTGACGTTAGGCAACGACCTCGACGCCTATGACGCATACGAACTGTATGCCCCCGCGACCAAATTGTCATTGAGCGCGGGCGAGGTGTTGTCAATCCAACTTGAGGAAGTCGGGACGGGTTTGGCATTACCAACTCTTTTGGTGATCGTTCGATATACGGGCTAAACTCACCGCCGTCAAGGCGCATCGGGTTTCCTTTGAGGGGGCGGGGTTTGAAAAAAGCCCCGCCCCTTTTTTTATTCTTAAAACATTGAGGTTCTAATCATGGCGGTTTATGGAAATTTGACGGGCGGATATTCAGCATTCGCCCATGAGTCGGTGACCGTTGACAACACGGTCGGGGGTGTCGCATTGACAACCGCGACGTTTTTGCCGACCGACAGTGCCCCCGCTTGTCGGGCAATTATAACGGTCGAAACAAACCCCGCTCGGTTTACAATCAACGGCACCGCGCCGACGACAACGGTCGGGCATTTGGTCACCGACACCGACCAATTCATCATTGACGGTGCCGACAATATCGGCGCGTTTCGCGCCATTCGCACGACGGGCAGTTCCGCAACGATTCATGTCACCTATCTGAGAAAGTAGATCAATGGGAACATACAACCTCACAACTCATTTTGAGGCCGAGGTCGCCCACAGATTAAAACAACAAGGCAGTTTGCTCGATCAGGCCGACATACAGGCACACATCAAGCAAGCGTTGTGGCAATACTCAAGAGACAAACCAAACTATCGCACCGACGATGTGACGGGCGACGGCACGTTTGATTATACCGTGTCAACCCTCGCCAGTTGGTCGGACGGGTTTTCTCAGTTGATCGACATTGAATACCCGTATTCGTCGGGGTCAGCGACGCCCAATTTTATCGAACGCGATTATTGGCGTTTGTGGACAGTTGAGGACGTCGAGTATTTACGGTTCATGTCCGACACACCATCGGCAACCGAGACGTTTCGCGTTCATTACACGGTGCCGAGGACATTCGACGGGTCGAGTGATACGGTGGTTCCAGATGTTGATTTTTACCCATTGTGTGACCTTTGCGCGTCTTACTGCCTCGACGACATCGCCTCGCGATATGTTGCGACGGGTGATTCGACAATAGGTGCCGACGCGGTTGACTATCGGTCGAAAATGCGCGAGGCGTTAGAACTCGCCAAGAAATACAAATCGCGATATGACGACCATGTCGGCAAGGGCGATGCGCCAGTTGCGCCCGCCTCCTACACGGTTGACCTCGACGACGACATGCAAAACCATGTCGATCACCTCACGCACCCGAAACGGTGGCGATAGAAATGCCGACACATATCATTCGAGATATTAAAGACCTCGACCCCGTATTCGCCAACCTCGACAAGTTTCGCGACAGGGTGCCCGACAATTTTAGAACCGCCATGCAAGTTTCGGTTTTGGAATTTGAGCGCGAGGTCATTGAGCGAACCCCGACGGGTGTTGGAAATTCGGCGACGGGTCATTTGCGCGTTTCGGTCGCCTCAGAGGTTCGAGGGCATGACGCCGACATTCATGGCATCGTTTATTCGCCCGCCGAATATGCGTCGGCGGTTGAGTTTGGCACCAAACCACATTTCCCGCCTTACAAATCTTTGGTCGATTGGGTTCATTTCAAACTTGGCGTTCCGAATGCCGAAGCGAAAAACGTCGCGTATCTTGTCGCCCGCAAAATTGCGCGGGTCGGCACAAAGGGCGCGTTCATGTTTCGCGATGGTTGGGAGGCGTCAAAGGGGCGCATACGTGGTCATTTTATCAACGCCATGCAAGCGTCATTAAAGGTTTTTAAATAATGCCACTATCAACAGCGCGTGACCAGATCAAAACAACCCTTGAGGGTGTTTCGGGCATCGGTGTCGTTCACAAATACGAACGGTTTGCCAAAGAGGCACCCGCTTATTTAACCCTATTCAAAACGGGCGGGGTCATTAATGGGTGGACGATCACCCGCGAGTCAACAACGCCCATGCCCGACGACGACGGCGACGTCTCGCATACATTTTTTCGGGCTTACTCTATAATCATTCGCGGGTATTATTCCCTCGACGACTCAGCAGAAACGGAAGTCACGTTTCAAAATTTGATTGAATCAATTTGCGACACATTCGATGCCGACCCGACAATATCGGGAACGGTAAAAGAGGCCGAACCGATAGAGGTGCGGTCGGTTGGGCATCGAATGTTCGGGAATGTGTTGGTTCATTATTGCGAACTCGCCCTCGTAT